ACAAAGTGTTCTATGAAACTATGAATGTCGAATTCTTAGTAGATGAAGACTTAGTAAACTTCAAAGAAATATATGACTGGATGGATGCAATTGTCCCAGTTAAAGACCCATCAATTTATAAAGTGTTTACTCAATCTACATCGACAACAACGAATGTGTCTCAGGGTGCAGACGATGATTTAAACCAGTATTCAGACATTACACTAGTAACGAATACTAACAAGAACATACCTAATAGATTCTTTAGGTTTCATGATTGTTTCCCAATCAGTATAAGTGGATTACAGTTAGAAAGTGGTGCAGATGCGGAACCTGTTACAGCAACAGTTGAGTTTAGATTCGGTTACTATGAGATAGAAACCACTAGTTAAAACCTACCTTTTGTGGTATAATATATTATGACTTTAGATGAATTAAAAATACAGTGGACGAAGGATTGTGAGATAGATGATATCGAATTAGATAATGCATCCCTTGAAGTTCCTAAACTACACGCAAAATATCAAGACTTACTAACCAGTAAGATTCTTGTCCTCAAACAATACCAAAACAAATATAACGAACTACTTAAAGATAAGTGGTTGTGGTATAATGGTAAGATGGATGAGGAGACTGTTAGAGAGAAAGGTTGGGAACCCGACCCATTCAATGGTCTTAAAATAATGAAGAACGATATGCAAATCTTCTTCAATGCAGATAAAGATTTACAAGAACTCAATTCAAAAATTGAATACTTAAAAGTTACCGTAGACTTCCTTAAGGAATGTATGCAAAATATCACATGGAGACACCAAACGATTAGAAACACTATCGATTGGAGAAAGTTCATGGCAGGTCAATAATGATATTAGAAAATTACTGTTACACTATACCAATGTTGTTTGATGAGAACGAAGTCAATCAGATACATCAACATGCAATGCAGTTTCCTATTATGGAAGGTCAGATAGGACAGGGAAGTACTAAAGACCCCGATGGAGAAGGTGACCAAAATGGTGGTAAAACAGATTCCAAAATAAGACAGTCTGATGTTAGGTGGTGTGAAGACCCAATGCCTAAAGAACTATTAGATAAGTTATATGCAGCCGTAGACCATGCACAAAAAGAAAGTGGTTGGGGTTTTGAATTTGAATATCAAGAGAAAAATCAATACACAATATATCATCATAGACCCGATGCAGCTGTAACTGGAGACTTTTACACTTGGCACACTGATGCAGGCCCAATACCATATGAGAATGGTATGATGAGAAAACTGAGTTATACAATTCAACTATCCGACCCCGATGATTACGAGGGTGGAAACTTCCAGTGGATAGAAGACATGCGTTCAAAGGATACTCTCACTAAAGGAGATTACACTAGGGATATGGAAGACTATGTCATCCAAGCACCTTTCTCTGCAAAACAAAAAGGAAGTTTAATTATATTCCCATCGTTTCTACACCATCAAGTCACCCCACTATTAAGAGGAACTAGAATTTCCTTAGTTGGTTGGTTAGCTGGTTATCCCTATAAGTAGATGAAAGTTACCGTATCTAAAGTGGATGAGGTCTTCATGCACGTTGATTGTGATGACGGACTTGCAAAAGACCTTCACGACTTCTTCTCATTTAAAGTTCCTGGCGCAAAGTTCATGCCTTCATACCGAAACAAATGGTGGGATGGTAAGGTATACCTTTTTTCAATAAAAACACACAAAATTTACATCGGGTTACTTCCATATGTTGATGAGTTCTGCAGAGAACGAGGATTCGACTTTGAAGGTATCCAAGATGTCATCGGTCACAAACATAAACTAAAAGAATTCAATATTAAAGATTTGAATCTACCGTTTGAACCTAGAGATTATCAATTAGAAGCATTCCACACTGCAACTAAGTATGGTAGACAGTTACTATTGTCACCTACTGCAAGTGGTAAGTCTCTCATCATTTATATGTTAGCACGATACTATGATGTAAAAACAGTTATCATTGTTCCTACTACATCACTAGTCGAACAGATGACTAAAGATTTTCAAGAGTATGGATACACCGAACGTGTCTGTAAAATCTACAGTGGTCAAGAAGTATTTGATGCACCTATAACAGTCACCACATGGCAATCTTTCGCAAAAGCTCCCAAGGAGGTGTTAGAGTCTTTTGATATGGTTGTCGGTGACGAAGCACATCTATTCAAAGCACAAACACTTAAGGGTATTCTAGAGAAGATGAAGTCTACTGCAATCCGTATAGGAACTACAGGGACATTAGATGGAACAGAGGTACATAGACTACAGTTAGAAGGTTTGTTCGGCCCTGTTAAAAAGGTCATAACTACAAAAGAACTAATGGATGAGGGAACTATTGCAAATTTATCTATAGATTGTGTCATACTCCGTCATACAAAAATGAAGAAAATGACATACCAAGATGAGATGGATTACCTAGTATCTAATGAAGCACGGAATGATTTCATATGCAACTTAGTTTATTCCCTTAAAGGTAATACCCTAGTCCTGTTCCAATTCGTGGAGAAGCATGGGGCTGTATTGCACGGTAAGATGTTTAAAAGGTTAGGGGATAAGTTACACTATGTATACGGTGGAACGGATGTAACGGACAGGGAAGAGGTTAGAGAGTTGGTTGAGAAAGCAACGGACAATGTAATCCTTGCGTCATACGGAACCTTCTCTACAGGTGTGAACATTAAGAAGATAGACAATGTTGTCTTTGCATCACCCTCAAAATCACGAATCAGAAATCTACAATCTATTGGTAGAGGACTAAGAAAGACCGATGGTAAAACATCCATGAAATTATTTGATATATCAGATGACTTACAATGTGAAAATCATACTCTCAACCACCTTAAGGAACGTATAAATATATACAACGAAGAGAACTTTTCATACGAGATAAGGCAATTTGATTTAAAATGACATCACCATCAGACTTAGTACCACAAAATTACGAAGTAGTTAAACTACGAACTGGGACGGAGATTGTCGGAATGGTACGGGAGACTCAAGAAGGTCTGCATGTAACATTACCAATGATATGTCACTTATCTATTACTGGAAAGAATTGCACCCTTGCAACGTTCTACCCTTATACCCCATTATCCTCAGACCCAGTCTTATTGGTTAGACCAACTGATATTATGCATAGGAATGTTATGAATGAACAGTTCATCCCGTTCTATGATGAAGCCTCATCCAAGTGGTTGAACATGGTAGAGACTGGAACAATACCATTAACTAATGACATCCATTCCCATAGTAAAAAACTTGCAAAGGATTTAGTTGAAGATGCCATGGATGGTATAATAGAAGCAACTGGTGGAGACATATCAGAAGAAGAACTTCAGATGTTAGAAGAGTTTGAAGAATTTCAACAATCTAAAGAGAAAAAGGTAATTCATTAATTCTTAGGTTTTCAATCTTACTAAATAAGTGCGTATCCTCGGACTTATATCTGATTATACATTTTATTTATATAACTTTACGGAAAAACCATGACCACAGCAACTATTAATTTATGTGCGAAGAGCATGGTGCGAAAAGCTAGAGAAGTTAACAATGCAAGTCGAAAGACTAAGAAAAGTGTTGTTAATGCTATCGAATTTCTAGTACTAATGACTCTTCCTTTCTTACTACCATTTGCAGTGATGTATCTTACATCCTCAAATGTCTAAGAAAACCATATCCAAACTTAGAGATACCATAGAGGTAGGTGCCTTAGCACTTATCTTTATGGTCTCTATTATATCTTTAGTATAACTATGAAACAAGAAAAACTATTACAAATCGTAAACCTTTCACCGTCAGAACAATGGATGGAACGTATTGTAGAAATACACCCAATGAGACAGATATTTTGGGCGTCTATAGTTCAGATTTGTGTTTTTGGATTTATGCTGGGTGCATTTGCAACTATAAACTTCTGCTTAGAAATCGGTCTAATATGAAACACTATATAATAGGTACAGTATTAAGTTGGTGTCTTTATGAACTAACGGTAGGAGATATAGATAGAATTTCTCGGGTGATTCCAAGACCGAATATCTTAATAGAACTTAACACTGGAACTATCTCTTTATAGTATATCCCCCTTGGGACATATTCATTTTATCATACTTTTCCTATTTGTCTAGGGACTTTTATAAAAAACCTTCAAATAAATAAATATCAAAAAACCCCTTACACACAACGTTAAATGGTGTATAATAGAGTCATGACAACAAAAACACCAAAGAAAGACCCTAAACTAGCAAAACATTATGTCAACAATAAAGAGTTCACTGCAGCCGTAGATGACTTTAATAAGTTGGTAAAAAAGTGTAAAGCAGAAGAAACTGATATACCTAGAATGACTGAATACATCGGTGAGTGCATCTATAAGATTGCAACCCGACTATCCACTCGTCCTAATTTCATCAACTATACTTACAGAGATGAAATGATTTGTGATGCAATCGAGAATTGTATCCAATACATCGGTAACTTTAATAGAGACAAATCAGACAATG